CTTTATGGCACCGGTTCTTCTAACCAGCCCTTAGGTCTTAAAGACACCACTGGTGTTTTGACTGAAGACTTTGCCGCTAACACCCCAACATTTGCTGAGGTAGTTGCGCTTGAGTCTGATATTGCTAGCGCCAATGCCTTGCTGGGCTCTCCTAAGTATCTGATGAACGCTGCAATGCGCGGTGCTCTGAAAACAGCAGAAAAAGCCAGCAACACCGCTCAGTTCATTTTCACAAACGGTGAAGTGAATGGTTATGAAGCTGTAATTTCTAACCAAGTAGCAAGCAACGATCTTTGGTTTGGAAACTTCTCTGATCTAATCATTGCTTACTTCTCTGGCTTGGATCTGATGGTTGATCCTTACACTCACAGCACCTCTGGCACTGTCCGAGTGGTTGCGCTGCAGGATGTTGACGTGGCAGCCCGCCATGGTCAATCCTTCAGCCGTGGTAACAACACCCTCTGATCATGAAGATCAAGATCCGTAAGCAAGTTGTGCTAGCGGGTCAGGTGGTTCGGATTGGGGAAGTCGTTGAGGCATCCCCAGCCGACGCCAATATCCTGATCGGTAGTGATCTTGCGGAGGTTTACAACGAACCTCCTGAAGTCGAACAACCCGTCAAACCCAAACGCCGGAGGAAGGCAACCAATGACGATCCAAAATCTGGGGACTAGAACAGAAGTTCTAAACCTGCTGCCAAGCGATGTGGTTGATTCCACAGGAGTTGGTTCTGCGATTGACCTGCTTGATTACGAGGGCGACATTGCTGTTTCTCTTGACGCCGAAGCTGGTGGTTCAGGTGTCACCTACGCAGTCAAACTGACTGAGTGCGACACGTCCGGTGGTACTTACACCGACGTAACCGGTGGTGGATTTACCACTAGTGGCGCCAACGCTGCGGCAACTGAAAAAATCAGTGTCAACACTGATTCGATTAAGCGTTTTATCAAGGTTAGTGTCACCGTTGCAGGTGGTACAGGCGCTGGCGCTATTAGCGTCATTGCCGTCGGCTCTAAAAAGTACGGCTGATCATGGCTATTGAAGATACCTTCGCTTTTCTAAATACAGAGGAGTTTGGGACTACCTGCCAAATTGGTGGGGGTTCCAATTTTGTTGGTATCTTGGATTCGCCTATGGACGTGATCGCGGGTGGTGTTGCTTTAAGTCGCGAGTATTTGCTAATGGCAAAAACTTCAGACGTAAGCTCTGCCGCTCGCGGCACTTCTATTACTGTTGCATCTCAGGCGTACACCGTCAGGGAAAATCGCCCTGTTGATGACGGCCTGTTTTCTGAGCTTTTGTTGAGTAAGGACTAATGGCCGACACAAGGCGTGAATTGATTCTTGCTCGAATTAAAACGAACCTTGATTCTGCCACTGGCGTAACGGTTTACCGAAGCAGGGTTGAACCGTTGGCGCGTGGCGAAGTGCCCGCAATTATTGTCGAGCCGGTGTCGGACCAGCCGTCCGAACAGTTCAGTAATAAATTGCAATGGACCTTGCGGGTAAGGGTGACGGTGCTGGTTCGATCTGGCGTACCTGATGACGCCTCCGACACTTACTCACAGCAGGTTCACAACTTGATAATGGCTGACAGCACTGTCAACGGCTACGCTTTAGACATTGATCCTGATCGAGTTGACTTCAGCCTGTACGAGGCTGATGTGCCGTTAGGGGTTGTTAGTATGGATTATCTGGTCAAATATCGCTCAAGCCGCGTTGACCTGACATCAGCGTAGGGTTGGCTTGCGGAAGCAGTTAACTTAAACTGATGCGATAAACATCGCCCTTTTTCTGAGGCCTTACACATGGCAAAACTAGCCCGAGTGAGGTCTATCCTCGCCAAAACCGAGTCAACCTACGGATCTGACAGCACGCCAACAGGTTCAGCAAACGCAATTCAAGTTTCAGCTCTTGAAATTAATCCTGCTGAATCTGAAGTCCTTTCGCGTGATTTGATTCGTAGTTATCTAGGCAACAGCCCTCAGCTAATTGCAAACACTCGCGTTAGCGTTACTTTTACCGTTGAGTATTCAGGATCTGGTGCTGCTGGCACCGCACCAAAATACGGTCCTTTGCTTGAAGCATGCGGGTTTGGCGAAACAATTGTTACAAGCACTTCCGTAACTTACGCACCTATCTCAACAACGCCTGAATCAGTCACGATTTACGTTGACAGCGACGGCATTCGGCACAAGGTGACTGGAGCGCGTGGGACTTTTTCCCTCAGCCTCAACGCTAACCAGATTCCGGTTTACAACTTTACAATGACCGGGCAATACGTTGCTCCAACAGATACAGCGTCACCGACCTTGACGTTTAGTAATCAAGCAGACCCTGAGATCTTTAACGACACAAACACCACTGGCTTTACTTTGTTCTCAGCCACAGGCTTGGCGTTGCAATCTGCTGAGATTGATCTTGGCAATGATGTTGTTTACCGAGAGCTGGTTAACTCAAGCAAAGATGTGTTGATTACTGACCGTGCAGCAACAGCTAACTTTGTAATTGAAGCCCCAGCCTTGTCGGTCAAAGATTTCTTTGCTCTTTCTGTTGCAGGTACATCAGGCAATTTAAGTATTGTTCACGGTGCGACTGCAGGTAACATCATCACCTTGAGTTCTCCGTCAACTGGTTTGTCATTAGGCAACCCAACGTATTCGGAAGATCAAGGCATTGTTATGTTGAACATTCCTACTACTATGGTGCCAAGTTCAGCCGGTAACAACGAGCTGACACTCGCTTACACCTAACCTGCATGGCTTTTGTTCTCAAAAAAGTTTCTTCTTATAAGTGGCCTGTTGCCGTCGACGTTCCTGTTGACGGCGGCAAGTTTAAGAAAGAAACTTTTACGGCAATCTTTAAAAAGATGAGCCGCTCAGCTTTTAACGATTTAATTGAGCAAGGCGATGATGCTTTGATTGGCGAAATTGTTGAAGGCTGGGAAGGGATCAAAGACGAGGATGGGGATGAGGTCGTTTACAGCGAGGCAGCACAAGCTGAGTTGTTTGATGATCCTTATGTCTTGCGTGGTGTAATTACTGCTTACACAGACAGCCTTACGGGGGCACAAGCAAAAAACTAGAAGCCGCCGCTAAGCATTGGTGCGAAGGCGGCGGGGTTTTTGATGAAAGCATTGATGACTTGATGTCTAAGGGCATGGAGCCTAGTGAGATCAATGCAATCCGCAAGGCGCGTAAGGCTGCGGATTTTGAGGTGTGGGAAGAAAACTGGGATATTGTTGCAATGTTTTTAAGAATGCAAACGCAGTGGAATGTCAGTATGGGCGGGGTTTCTGGTTTAAATTACTCGTCACTGGACTACCTCTGTAGACTGTATGAAGTCAAGGATCCTGTCGCTCTTTTTGAAGGGGTGCAGGTGATGGAACTAACCGCACTCGCCAGCCTGAACAAGAAGGACTCCTGATGGCCAAGGTTACAACCGACTTAACAGTTGTCATAAAAACCGCTGGCGATGCTGGTCTTGATAAATTAACGCGGACTTTAAACGGGCTAGGGCGACAAGCTAAAAGTGCTGCGGCTCCGTTTGATCAAATATCAAAAGAGCTAAAAGACGTACAAAGAACGTCAGTTAATAGCATTGCCAACCTTCGGGGTTACAGAAACGCTTGGCGTGATATTACGCAGCAAGTTGAGATTGGCAGTGCTGCATTTAAAGAGGCGACGGCTGAGGCGGCAAGGCTTGATAAGCAACTGCAGAAAGCGGAAGGAAGGCAGGGCAAAGGACGGTTTAGAGCTGGCGCACAGATTGCTGGCACAATTGCAGGCGCTGGAGTTTTTGGAGGGGTTGAAGGTGCTGCTGGTGCAGGAATTGGCGCTCTTTTTGGTGGCGCCGGTGGGGCAATTGTTGGCGGTGCTATTGGTGCTCAGGTTGGTCAACTAAGACAAGCCTTGGGCGCTGTTGCTGAATACGGAGCAGAGCTAACTAAACTACGAATTGCTCTTCGTGGGGTCACTCAAAGTGAGCAGGAGTATGAAAAAGCTCTTTTAGTTGTTAATCAAGCAACAAAAGATTTTGCAATTCCTCAATCTCTAGTTACTAAACAATTTACAAAACTCCAGGCCTCTGTTTCTGGCGCAGGTGGCAATTTAGCAGATACTACTAAGTCTTTTAGAGGAATTATTGCTGCAGTTAGGGCCACCGGTGGCTCGTTGCAAGATGTTGATTCTGCCTTAACAGCAACAGCGCAAGTCTTTTCTAAAGGCAAAGTTAGCGCAGAAGAATTAAGGCAACAAATTGGCGAACGTTTGCCAGGCGCTTTTACTTTGTTTGCGGAATCAGCAGGTTTAAGCACAAAAGAATTAGACAAAGCTCTTGAAGGCGGCAAAGTGACTTTGCAGGACTTTTTGCGGTTTTCGGAAGACCTTTTTGAACGGTACGGTGAAACTGCTCAAATTATTGCTAGCGGGCCTGAAGGCGCAGGGGATCGATTAAAAGTTGCACTTGAAGAACTAAATGAAAAAGTTGCTCCTGAACTGTCACGGTTAGGCGCACAGTTTCAGACTTTTGCAACTAACGCAGCCAACTCTCTTGTTGGATTGTTTGACAAATTAGGAGAATTTGGGAGAGAAATGGAAGAAAGAGCTGGTGGCAAGCTTATTGATAATCAAAGGCGAACGCTTGAGCAAGCTAAGCGAACAATTTTAGATCCTGCAGCGTCGGAGCTTGCAGTAAGTTTTGCTAAGGATGCAATTGCTAGGCTTACTCCAATTATACAAAGATTTGATTTTATTGGTCCTCCAGTTCCAGACGCCCCTAGCAAGCTAGATGGAAAGTTAGAGCCAGACCCAGAAAAACCTGATTCGGGGACAACAAGCCGGATGAGAACAACAAGCCAAGAGTTGCTTGACCTTGCTTTAGCAAGAAACCAAGCTTTTAATGACGGCAATGAAATAAGGATGGCAGAACTTGATTTTCAAATTAAAATTCAAAAATTAACAGAACAATTTAATGCAGGGCAAAAAGATTTTAATACAGCACAGGTTGAAGCTTTAGCAGCGGAAGAACAATTTAAAAAGACTGGTTTAAGACTCTTGGAAAAAGAAAGGAAAGGGTATAGGGATCGCACAAAAGATCAAAAAGAATTTAAGAAGGAACTTACTGAAACAGAAAAGCTAGTTAAAAGCATAGAGAACACATTGGCAACCAGCATGGCTAGCGCCATTGAAGGATTGATTGATGGCACAAAATCATTAAGTGAGTCTTTGTCTGGCGTATTAAGGCAAATGGCTAGTTTGCTGCTGAACTTTGGCACAAAATCTCTTGTTGGCAGTTTCTTTGCTGATGGCGGCGTAGTAGCTCAAAACAAAATTGTTCCTTTTGCCTCTGGCGGCGTTGTAAACAAGCCAACCATTTTCCCAATGGCTAACGGCATGGGATTGATGGGTGAGGCTGGCCCTGAAGCAATTATGCCTTTGCGTCGTGGAGCAAATGGCAAGCTTGGTGTTGAAGCCTCTGGAGGCGTTGGTAACGTAGTAGTCAACGTTGATGCTGCTGGATCTAACGTGCAAGGTGATCAGCCAAATGCCAAGGCTCTTGGCTCTGCAATTGGTGCAGCCGTACAGGCTGAGTTAATCAAGCAAAAACGTCCTGGAGGATTATTGAGCTAATGGCTACTTTCCCTGACATTGCTCCTGACTATGGGGCTTCAAAAGCGGCGCAACCAAAAGTGCGTTCAATTCAATTTGGTTCAGGATATTCGCAACGTGCTGCCTTTGGAATTAACCAAGATCCCAAAACATGGAGTTTGACTTGGCAAAATAGAACAACAGCTGACGCAAACTCGATTGAAGACTTTTTGGAAGCTAGAGCAGGTGTTGAGTCATTTAATTGGTCGCCGCCAGACGAGGCAACTACTTATAAATGGGTTTGTCAAAGTTGGACAAAGACAATGCCGTATTCAAACCTGTTCAACATAACGGCTACTTTTGTTCAAGTGTTTGAGACCTAATGGCTTACCCTTACGTTCTTCATAGGTGGTTGGCTGAGACGACATTTGAGGTCGGTGATGTCGTTCGGGCCAGCCCACCGAAAGGAAACACCCTTGCCTTTAAGTGCATTGTTGCCGGTACGACAGCTAGCGCAGATGAGTATGCGACTTTTGCAAGCCAAGAGCCTGCGTTTCCCTTCAAAATTACCCAAACTCTTGTTGATGGAACGTGTACGTGGGAAGCTTTTGAGCCGTTAGCAGAGGAATTGCTAAAGCTTGATCCAACAGCAATTATTGACCTATTTGAGGTTGAGTTGACGCTGGCAGTTAATGGTGTAAACGATACGTTGCGTTATCACCCAGGCAAGAACGGTTTAACGGAAGATCTTAAATTTGACAGTCAAACTTATGCAGCTGTGCCTGTTGAGATTGACGGGTTTGAATTTTCAGCTAAAGGTACGTTGCCACGCCCCACGATGCGTGTGGCAAACGTAAACAATGCAATCACTAATTTAATTCTGCAATATGACCCGTTAGCAGCAAAGGTTAGGCGCATTCGCACTTTCGCCAAATTTATTGATACAACAAATTTCAGTCAAGGGTCGTCTTTCGCCCCAGACCAAGATGTAACTGACGTGTTAGTTACTGAAGGCTCAGATAGTTTTATCATGGAGACGTTTAACGACACTTCTGACCCTGACGCCAAGATTGTTGAGACTTGGTATATCGATAGGGTATCTTCTGAAAGCCAGCAGTTTGTTGAGTTTGAGCTGGCTCCTAAGCTTGATCTAACCAATGTCCCATTGCCTGGCCGAACTATTGAGGAGTTCTGCCCGTGGAGGTATAGAGGTGCTGAATGCGGCTACACCGGAGACTCTTGCTTCACCGTGAATGATGTCGCCATCCCTCAAAGCAGCAAAGTTATTGTTGATGGCACGGTGACTAACGACATTTGCGGCAAGCGTGTCTCTAGCTGTCAGGCCAGGTTTGGACAAAATGCAGAGTTGCCTTTTGGTGGGTTCTATGGCGCACGACTTCAAGCGTGATGCTGAACGGCACGCAAAGCAGCAAAGCCCAAAAGAATCAACAGGTCTAGTTGTCAACGGCAGCTATTTCCCCTGTAGAAATATTGCTTCTGACCCAGAAGCTACCTTTGTAATTAGTCCGGTGGACTATGCGCGGGCAATGCTTGTTGGAACGATTGAAGCGATTGTGCATTCACATCCACAGGGCACACCGGCTAGTGACTATGACCGCATTGCTTGCAGACAAACCAAGCTGCCTTGGTACGTTTACTCTGTGCCAGATCAAAAATGGTTAACTATCGAGCCTTAGTTGGACGGCAGTGGAAGTACGGCAAGTCTGACTGCTTTTCGTTATTGCAGGATTATTACAAGCTGCTGAATATTGACATCCCAGACTTCGCAAGACCTGAGTGCCTAGACAGCACCGATAGCTTGTTTTTGAAGTATGCGTGGAGCGTTGGTTTCGATCGGATCTCGTTTGAGCAACGTCAACAGCATGACGTGTTGATCATGAAGCTTGGAACAGACGCGCCAATGCACGCTGCAATCTATGTAGGAGGTGACAAAATCCTGCATCAACGAATGAATGGCATAAGTGCGGTAGAGCCTTTGCGGCAGTACTATTGGCGGAGGACTGCAGCTGTTTATCGTCATGCAACTTGTCCTGCTGGCAGGTGAGCTTGGCGAGAAATACGGCAAGCAACACGAGTATTACAACCTGCAGACACCAGCGGATGCGATCAAGCTGCTGTGTTTTAACTACCCAAAGTTGAAGCAGGAGCTAATTCAGGCGCACCATAACGGCGTTGGATACAAGGTGATCCAGGGTGGTGCGTCAATGGGATATGACGAGCTGCAGCTGCCGTTTGGCAGCAAACCGTTGCTTGTGGTGCCGGTCATTACGGGTTCGGGCGGAGGCTCTACAACGCAAATTTTGCTTGGCGTTGGTTTAGTTGCAGCTTCGTTTTTGCTTCCCGGCGCTGGGTTGTTTGGTACTTCAGCACTTGGAAGTGGCCTTTTGGCTGCGGGTTCGACTGCGGCTGTCCCGCTTGCTGGTGCAATTGGAGTTGCTGGTGGTGCATTTGGTACGGCGCTTGGCGTTGGCTTAAGTGCTGTTGGCGCAAGCTTGATTCTGCAGGGCACAGCAAACTTAATTTCACCGCAGCCGCAGCTTGGGAATCTTGGCGGCGACAGAATACGGGGCAAAGGCACCAGCGTTCGCGGCCCCGGTCCTGATGGTGTTACACGAGGTGGATCAGGACAGCAGTCTTATGCCTTTACCGGTCCAGC